CATGACAACCGGCCATGCAACGAGACCGATGCCGCCGATGATTCCAATCAGAGCAAGTGCGCCTCCGGCAATAATGCCGATAGTTGTCGCCAGACCTTTGTTTTTCTGGATCCAGCCGTCGAGCTTTAACACATATTGTGTGGCGGTTTGGGTGAGTTTACGCAGCGAGCCCTCTTGCTGGTCAAAAAGGTCGGTACCGACTGCCTCATAAGCCGACTGGAACTCTTTAAAGTCGCCGCCGAGGTTATCCTGCATAACCTTAACCAGTTCCTCGGTTTTACCGTCGGATGCCTTTATCGTAGCGGTGAGCTTATCGAGCTTTCCGCTTGCCGCTGCGGCCATCAGCACACTTGCAGACTTCATGGCCTCCTCGCCGAATATGGTTTTCACATATTCAGCTTTCTGACCAGTTCCGAGCTTGTTGCGCTCAAAACTGGCCTGCATTTCTTTCAGGATGGTAAATAACGGGCGCGTATTGCCTTTGCTGTCCGATGTTTTAACACCCAACTCTTTGAGGGCATCGTATGCTTTGCCTGTTGGTGCCTGTAGTCTCGTTATTACAGCCGCGCCGCCCGTCCCAGCCATTGACCCCCTGATGTTATTATCATGAAGTGTGCCGGTAATCGCCGCCGCTTGTTCAAGACTCACTCCGGCATTTTTCGCAACAGGGGCAAGGTAACTTAATGAGTCACTTAGCCCCTGAAAATCAGCGGTGGTTTTGTTCATCGTGGTTGAAAGAACATCACCAATATGTGCAGCCGCGTCATTAGAAAGCTGAAAGGCGGCTTTTGTTCCCATCAACAGTTGCGCGTTTTCCTCCATTGTTTTTCTGTTCGCAAGTGACAGGTTGAGAGTCACAGGCGTCATGGCCGCTATAGCTTCAGCATCACCACCACCTTTTGCGATAATAATCTGCGCACTGGCGGCATCATCGGCAGAGGCGGCAGTATTGTCGCCGAGCTGGCGCGCCTGTTTGCGTAACGCCTGCATTTCTGGCGACTGCTTATCTACCCCGAGCACGGCCTGCAGCTCGGAATTTTTCTGCGCAAACTCATAACCTGGCATCAGTAATTTAACCCCAGCCATCGTTCCCGCTGTCGCGATACCGACCCCGGCAGCACCGGCTGCGGCCATGTTACCGGCAAGCTCTTTACCTGATTTATATC